ATCAAAAATAATAAGTTAAATGAACGTTTATACTAATAATGACAGTTCTTTTCCTAGTCAAGTTGTAAGCAACGAAGAAAAAGGCACTTTAGAATATGGTAAGCAAGTTGCTCAAGCCATAGAGTTTGAGTGGTTTAGACAAGGAAGAACTAATGGAAATAGATATTTAACTAATTGGAATAACTTTCATAATCTAAGACTGTATGCTAGAGGTGAGCAGTCTATACAAAAATATAAAGATGAGTTGTCTATTAATGGCGATTTGTCTTATCTTAATTTAGACTGGAAACCAGTACCAATTTTATCTAAGTTCGTAGATATTGTTGTTAACGGTATATCTCAAAAGTCTTATGATATTAAGGCTTATGCTCAAGATCCTCAGTCTGTAAAGAAAAGAACAGAATATGCTTCTAAGCTTTACGAGGATATGGTTGCTAAAGATTATATAGAAAGTGTTAAGCAAACATTAGGTATTGACTTATATCAATCACCAGACCCAACAACTGTTCCAGAGTCAAAAGAAGAGCTGGAACTTAAAATGCAATTAAGTTATAAGCAATCAATTGAGATAGCTGAAGAAGAAAGTATATCCACTGTTTTTGCTCAAAACAAATACGATTTAGTTAGACGTAGACTTAATATGGATTTAACTGTATTAGGCATTGCTGCTGCTAAAACTAGTTTTAACACTGCAGAAGGTATTAAAGTTGATTACGTTGATCCGGCTTATATGGTTTACTCGTATTCTGAAGATCCAAACTTTGAAGACATATACTATGTTGGTGAGGTAAAAGCTATAACTATACCTGAGCTTAAAAAAGAGTTTCCACATATATCTGAAAAAGAATTAGAACGTATTCAAAATATGCCTGGAAATAGATCATATATAACTGGTTGGGGTGATTATGATGAAAACACTGTACAGGTTATGTATTTTGATTATAAGACATACCACAATCAAGTATTTAAAATAAAGCAAACTGATCAAGGGTTGATGAAGGCTATTGAAAAGCCAGATACATTTAATCCACCAGAAAATGATAACTTTGAAAGAGTATCTAGAACTATAGAGGTTCTTTACAATGGAGCTGTTGTTTTAGGAACAGACACGTTACTTAAATGGGAGTTGGCTGAAAACATGTCAAGACCATACGCTGACACAACCAAGGTTGCTATGAATTATGCTATTTGTGCACCTAGAATATATAAAGGTAGAATAGAGTCTGTTGTCAGTAAGTGTGTTGGATTTGCTGATATGATACAAATCACGCATTTAAAATTGCAGCAAGTATTATCAAGAATGGTGCCGGACGGTGTATATCTTGATATGGACGGTTTAGCAGAGGTTGATTTAGGTAATGGAACAAACTACAACCCGGCCGAGGCTTTAAATATGTATTTTCAAACTGGTAGTATCGTTGGTAGATCACTAACACAAGACGGTGAGTTAAACCACGGTAAAGTGCCTATTCAGGAGCTTAACAGTTCTAGTGGTGGTGGTAAAATACAAAGCTTAATAACTACGTATCAATACTATTTACAAATGATACGTGACGTGACGGGGCTAAATGAAGCTAGAGATGGTAGTACGCCTGATAAATCCACGCTTGTAGGCTTACAGAAGCTAGCCGCTAACGCTTCAAATGTAGCAACTAGACATATTGTTCAGTCTAGTTTATATTTGACCCTTAAACTAGCAGAAAATGTTTCATTAAAAGTAGCTGACGCTTTACGTTTTCCATTAACTAGAGCATCGTTACAAAACTCTATATCTACATACAACATAAAAACATTAGATGAAGTTGTAGATTTAAATCTTCATGACTTCGGTATATTCTTAGAGTTAGAACCTGATGAAGAGGAAAGAGCTCAGTTAGAACAAAACATACAAGTTGCATTACAGTCTGGAGGTATTGATTTAGAAGACGCTATTGATATACGTCAAATTAAAAACCTTAAGTTAGCTAATCAAATGCTAAAGATTAAGCGCAAGGTTAAAATGGAGCGTGATCAAGCTGCTCAACAAGCTAATATAGCCGCTCAAGCAGACGCACAAGCTCAAACAGCTGAGAGAACGGCTATGGCTGAAGTGCAAAAACAAGAGGCTGTAGCATCAACTAAAGTTGATATTGAAAAAGCTAAGCAAGAGATGGAAATGCAAAAAATGCAAGTTGCAGCTCAAATAAAACAAGCTGAAATGGAAAGACAGTTCCAGTACGACATGCAACTTAAGCAGATGGATATTCAAGTAGAAAGAAACAAAGAACAGTTTATAGAAGATCGCAAAGATAAAAGAACAAAAATACAAGCGACCCAACAAAGTGAAATGATAAGCCAAAGAAAAAACGATGGCTTACCTATAGACTTTGAAAATCAACCGGACCAAGGTCTTGGTGCCTTTATGTAGGCAAATCAATTTTTTAAATTATATTATATTATGTCAACAGAAGTAAAACAAGAAGGTGAGTTTAAACTTAAGAAAAATAAAGTAACACCTAAAAAACTAAACAAAAAAGAAGAAATAACTAAGATAGACTTAACAAAGCCAGAGGCTCAAGGAGAGGTTATACCTGATGTTATTAAAGTTGAAATACCAAAAGAAGATGCCGTTCAAACACAAAAGACAGATGATAGCAATGCTATTGTCGAAGAGCCCAAAGACAGTGGCAACAGCAAAGAAGTGGTTGAAGAATTACGGACCACCGAAGAAGCAGTAGAATCTCCAATAGAAATTATTGAAGAAGTTACTGAAGTAGAAAAAGAATTAAAAGAAGCTGTAAGAGACGAGCAGGTATTAGGTAAACAATTACCTGAAAATATAGAAAAGTTAGTTTCTTTTATGGAAGAAACTGGTGGTAGCGTAGAAGACTACGTAAGACTAAGCGCTGATTACTCTAGCGTAGACGATACTACATTGTTAAAAGAGTATTATAAAAAAGAAAAACCATATCTTGATAGTTCAGATATTGATTTGTTATTAGAAGATTTTGAATATGACGAAGATTTAGACGAAGATAGAGATATACGCAAGAAGAAACTTGCATTTAAAGAAGAAGTTGCAAAAGCCAAAAACTTTTTGGAAAGCACTAAGGAAAAATATTACGCTGATATCAAGTTGAAATCAAACGTAAATCCTGAAGCTCAAAAAGCTATGGACTTTTTCAATCGATATAATAAGCAGCAAGAACAAGCTGAAGAAAACCGTAAAGTGTTTCAAGAAAATACTAAAAAGCTTTTTACTGAAGATTTCGAAGGTTTCGATATTAGTGTTGGTGAAAAGAAATATAGGTATAAGATACAAAACACTGACGGTGTAGCTGATAAACAATCAGACATTAACAACCTTATCGGGAAGTTCCTAGATAAAAACGGTTCTGTTAGTGACTATAAAGGTTATCACAAAGCTATGTATGCCGCTGAAAATGTAGATAAAATAGCAGCTCATTTCTATGAGCAGGGAAAAGCAGACGCTGTTAAGGACGTTGTAAGCAATTCTAAAAACGTGAGTGACACTAAAGCTAGGTCAACTCAAGGGGAAGTGTTTTTAAACGGTTTTAAAGTTAAAGCTATTTCTGGTGCTGATTCTACAAAACTGAAAATTAAAACAAAAAAATTTAACTAAAAAAACTTAATATTATGAGTTTGAACAAACAATTTGGGTCTATTGTCCCATCTCAAAAGCAACAGTTGCTTGACACTAACTTTCTAAAATTCAACGAAGGTGACAACGACTTTGCACAACAATACTTGCCAGAGATTTACGAGCAAGAAGTAGAGCGCTACGGAAATCGTACATTATCTGGATTTTTAAGAATGGTTGGCGCTGAAATGCCAATGACATCTGATCAAGTAATTTGGTCTGAGCAAAATAGATTACACATTGCTTATGACGATTGTATATTGCCTGGTGGTGCTGGTATTATCGAAGTAGCTCCATTTGGAACTTTAAGTACTATTCAAAATGTTATATCTGTTAACGATACTGTTGTTATTCTTGATACTGTAACTGGAGCAGAACAAAAAGGTATTGTTACTGTTACTGTTCCTGCTTCAACAGGTCCAAACGTTAACGGTTCTATAACAGTAACAACTTTTGATGGTGTTGGATTTGCAGGATTTACAAGTGGATCTATTAAAGTATTCGTTTACGGTTCTGCGTACACAAAAGGAACTACTATTGGAGCTGGTTCTGGTAATTCTGCAGCAAGAATAAGTGTTGAACCTTCTTTCACTCAATACTCTAACTCACCAGTTATTATTCGTAACCAATATGTAATTAATGGTTCTGATATGGCTCAGATCGGTTGGGTTGAAGTTGCTACTGAAGATGGTACTTCTGGATATTTATGGTATTTAAAAGCTGAATCTGAAACTCGTTTACGTTTTGAAGATTACTTAGAAATGGCATTAGTAGAAGGCGAATTAAATTTAACAGCTGGTGCTGGAAGTTACCAAAAAGAAAAATTACCTGGTACTGAAGGTTTATTTGCTGCTATCGAAGATCGTGGTAATGTAAACACTGGTTTTACTGCTGCTGCTGGTCTTGATGCTTTCGATGATATCTTGAAAAACTTAGATACTCAAGGTGCTATTGAAGAAAACATGTTATTCTTACAAAGACAAACTGCTCTTGATTTTGACGATATGTTATCTGCTATCTCTGCTGGACAATCTGGCGGTACTGCTTTTGGACTATTTGAAAATTCAGAAGAAATGGCATTGAACTTAGGTTTCAGTGGTTTCCGTAGAGGATCTTATGATTTCTACAAAACTGATTGGAAATACTTAAACGACGCTTCAACTCGTGGAGCTATCTCTGGAGTTAACTCAATCGAAGGTGTATTAGTACCTGCTGGAACTTCTACTGTTTACGATCAAATCTTAGGAACTAATATTCGTCGTCCATTCTTGCACGTACGATACAGAGCTTCTCAAGGAGATGACCGTAGAATGAAGCAGTGGTTAACTGGTTCTGCTGGTGGTGCATTTACTTCAACTCTTGATGCTATGGAAGTAAACTTCCTATCTGAAAGATGTTTAGTAACTCAAGCTGCTAACAACTTTGTTCTTTTCAAAGGAGCATAATTTAAATTAAAATTCTTGGGGCTGCTTTTGCAGCCTCAGGATTTTTATTATTAACTATTTAATTTTATTATATCATGGCTAAAAAAGCTAAAGCAGAAGAAACTGTTGAGGTTGCAACTCAACCAACACCCGTGAAAAACGCGGAAGTTCAAAAACCAACTAAACCAAGTTGGGAAATAAAAGATAGAGTTTATTATTTAAGAGGTAATAAAACTCCATTAACACATACAATACCAAGTAGACACACGTCTAAGCATTCTTTACTCTATTTTGATTCTGAAACAGGTAATCAAAAAGAAATTAGATATGCAACCAATCAGAGTTCACCTTTTGTAGATGAGCAAAAAGGAGAGGCAACACTTGGTCACATTATGTTTAGAGATGGAACATTAAAAGTTCCAAAAGAAAAACAAAACTTACAAAAACTATTATCTTTGTATCACCCTTTAAAAGGTAGAATATACGAAGAGTTTAGCGCAGTAGCTGAAGCTGAAGATGATTTAGACGTATTAGAT